TCGTGATCTTAACACAGGAGAAGTGAAGATGAGTAAGGCAAGGTCCAGATCCCGTTACACGGTCCCTATTAAGGGTTCCGCCAGCCGTACATTTTGGGGTAACCTCGGTACTAATACCGAGAATTACGGCCCATTTACGGTTGATTCATCGGGTGAAGAAATGGACGATGTCGTTACCGACAATTATCAACAAAAGATAAACGCCGGTGCCATCATTAACAATCCCTGTTCGTATGTCCGCTATAGCGTCGAATCTATTGGCGCTAGTGGAGGAGGTTTCCATACTCAGGATAACCTCGGAGGATGGAATTGGGAAGGCTACCTTACTGCCAAGCAAATGCTTGTCAATGGTAGAGACCCCCGTTCGCAAGTACCAGTCCCCAACCCTGATTTTCAGGTAAATGGGAAACAACTGTGTATTGCGGCCATCGATAATACTCCATACGAGTTTGGTGAAGACGCCTTTGAGATTAGGGAGACCCTAAGGTTTCTCAAAAATCCTCTTGGCTCTTTGCTCAAATTAAGCAAAACATTCCATAAGGATGTTACCCATCACGTGTCGACAATGTCACGTTCGAAAGCCATCGCGAAAGTATGGCTTGAGTATAGGTTTGCCTTTACCCCCCTGGTACGTAGTATCCAGGATGGGCTTGAGGCTTATAGCTTGATTGCACCAAAGGAACCCCCTAGGAAAACGGCTAGGCACCATGAACAGGTGTCCGAAACCAACTCTGGGGATGTAGACTTTGATGCGGGTGGTACGACTATCAGTTTTTCCTGTAATCGTATCAAAACCCTAACGCGAAGATGCCAGATCCTGTACAAGGTAACAAACCCTGTGCATGATTGGCGTTGGAAGCTAGGACTCCGGAACAAAGATATACCTACCACGATTTGGCAAGTAATGCCATATTCTTTCATGGTAGACCGGATGTTTAATGTGTCAGCCTTTGTAAAAGGGGTGACAAATCTAGCTGATCCAAATGTTAAGATCCTCGCAGCGTCGGTGACGAATAAGACGGAATTAGCTGATAATATGATGCTAACCGCCATTGACTCGCCAACGTTTGTTGGGTCTGCTCACGGGGAAACGCGTATTGAGAAATACTTTCAATACAAACGGGACCCGTGGTCGCCAAGCTATTCTGATACCTACCCTAAACTAAATATCAAGGGCCTGGTTGACGATGCTACCAAGGTGGCTGACCTCGTTGCTCTAATTATAAACAACGTACGTTAGTCTAAATTCATACCAACCTAAAGGAGCTCAAAATGAGCTTAACCTCTGCATCCATCAACTATGATGGAACTGTTGCAACAACCGGCGGTACCGCTACTGGCTTTATTTCAAAGGGCCAAGGTATTAACAACCACGCGCTGATTCTCGACAATTCTGCCGAGTTTATCAACCAGCAAACGGTCACGTTTACCACAAAGGACCCAAAAGTCAATAGCGGCTCTCCAAATGGTTACACGCAAGCAAGAAGCGCGGTCACTTTAAAAGTGCCGTTAGCTTTAGATAACGGTGATTACACCGTAAATACTCTCAAGATTGAATTGGCGGTGGATCATGAATCCACCGACGCTGAGATCGAGAGTATGCTCGTTACTGCAGCACAGTTGCTCCATGATTCCGATTTCTCGGACTTCTGGAAAAAGCAATCTGTGTCATAGCGATGAGCCTTGATGCTTGCCTAACAGAACTGTTATACAACTGGTTCCCCCATGTTTGGGAGTTAATAATCCAGTTGGGGCCGTTTCTAGGCCTTTAGTTCTAGTTAGCTAACCTTTGTACTTCTTTAACTTTGGAGACATTCCATGATAAGGAAACGCCGTTGTATCAAAAAGCAACCGCTCTTTGACCCTGATGAAATCTCGGCTGAGATTAGTCAGGCACTAAACCTAGACCTAGGGGTTGCATCACAAGAGTACTGTGATCCCTTACCGCTTACTTTTGCAAAGAAGCGGCAGAGCACAGAAATATTAAAGAAATACTGTGCTACGACTCAGGACAAGTTGGGTTTGGAACGTCAAACTTTTGAAGCATTTGACGTTATAAATCATTCTATGCAATCAGTCAATGGGACGCTCTTAAATGAGCTTCCTGTTGCTGGGGCTAGGATCCAATCCTCAACTCCGTTAATGGACAAAGTCCACCTTCGGGCACGTGCAATTGCACGGTTTGTACTGGGTCAGTTCTCGGTTGATGAATGGTTCTCCGAGTGTAAAAACTCGGGTGGATCCTCTATAGGCGTGCCATTTACTGACACGTCTCAAAAGAGAAAGTTCACCTATCCGATATCTGCCACTATGCGGGTTCAACCTTTGTTTGACGCCTACCTTGCATTTGATTTCCAACTGCAAGATGCTATTCGAACTTTAAATAGCGATTATCACCTAGGTGATAGGTACCAAACCGAGGTTGGGTCTAGGGCTACTACTGTCGACAAGACTACCACAAAGCGCCGTATGATTTGCATCGAGCCCACTGCGAATATGTTTTTGCAACAAGGGCTTATGTCGATGATGTACGAACGCCTGAAAAAGGTAGGCTTAGATGTTACGTCTCTCCCTGAAAAGCACAAGGAATTGGCAAGGATGGGGTCTATACATGGTAATTTAGCCACAATAGACTTCTCATCTGCCTCTGACTGTGTTTCGATCGAACTGCTTCGTTGGATTTTACCTCCGTCGTGGTTTAGGGTTATTGAGAGTGTGCGGTCCCCACAGGCGTCATTTAATGGCGTCTATAAGGATCTGCATATGATCAGTACAATGGGAAATGCTACAACCTTCCCATTAGAGACTCTCGTCTTCTGGACATACGCACACGCTGTCAGGTTATCACTCAAGCCAGGTAACAGCCTCTTCCCAGAATGGGAGGATTTAAACTGTATATCTGTGTTTGGTGACGACTGCATCGTGCCTTCCCCTGTCGCTATTCCATTTATGGAAGCGATGGAGGCAGTTGGTTTCGTAGTTAATAAGGAGAAATCCTTCTACGGCACCGAGCGGTTCAGAGAGTCATGCGGGGGTGATTACCTCGCAGGATACGACGTTAGGCCCTTTAATCTAAGGGCCCCTCATAGTAGGAAGATGTCTGCGCTAGAACCCTGGTTAAACATTATATTCAACGGTCTTTTAAAGAGGTACATTTCGTACTTCGGATCGCTGACGTATGTGTATGACAAGGCGCTATGGCGTTTATTGTTTTCCTACTATACTAGGTACAAGATAAAAATCAAACTTGTACCTAGCTACTATCCGGATGACGCGGGCCTAAAGGTATCTTTTGATATCCAAAGGTTTGTCAATCACTATGCTTTCCAGCTAGATCGCATAGACAAAAGTGAACACGGTACCTATACTTTCAGGTATTGTCGGTTCCAGTATAGACAGAAGATTGAAAAATCACCAGCTATTGAATTAGCTGTTTGGCTGAAGCGACCTAAAGTCACTACGCCATTCTGCACTAACGAAGAGCCGTTAATGTTCACTCCACTCCGGAGACTAGGAGGCTACGTAGTAGCCAAGGGTTTAACG